CAATCAGGGAGATGGGAGACGCTTGAAGGTAACACTGAAATCTCTCGAACACGCTTGGCCCTCAGGGACCGAGAGTTGGAGAGGATAGGTGGGCCAATGTTGAAGTGTTTGTTATGTTTCAACAGAGCGGACGATGTGGCAGAAGTTTATCCAACACTTTACGCTGCCGTTCAATCAGTGAAGACTATGGCTGCCATTGGCTATCAGGCTAATGAGAAGAAGCAGATCGTTAGCAGGCGCGCAACTATATATTTCAGAATTATATATGCGAATGGATCAATGCGTGGTATGCCCGCGCGTTCTGTCTATTCGGTATTGACTGGACCGCCTGCGAAGACTGCTGGTAAGTTGCCCCATAATGTGGCTGTCATTACGGCAGTTGCGACGAATTGCGAAAGAGCGGTGCGTAGAGGCTTAGATCCTGGCCTTATGGTCAGGCTCTATTTTGAGGTCTCCGGCTACTTCTCTTGGGTTACGCTTCAGCTGGACCCGAACGGCCTCGGCCCATTAAGGTTTTCAGCTGATGAGGTCAGGAACCTATCAGGTAGGAATGGCGTGCGTATATCCAGGACTAAGCTCAGTTTTCGTATCCGCAGAGAGGTGCTCGAAGGAGCACCAAGTGAAGGAGGTCTTGGCGTACTTAGACCCGGCACCACATGGTACACCGGCAAGTATGGTAGCGCGAAGCCAATGTTCATGCGGCAGCTTACTGAGCTGCAGCGATCGTTGGATAAGGTTACGAGGTTGGGGCCAGAAACCCCAGGTGCTGTCGAACAAGCGGACTCTGCTGCCGCTTATCTGGGTGAATCCCTTGGGGTGAAGGTGCCCCCTGAGGCAACAGAACAATACCGGGCCGACCTGCGGCAGGGCGTAGTGGCCGCAGACGGGAGTGGAACCTCGCATATTATAATGCGTAGGATTTCATTACTGTCTTGCTGCAGGTGGCCTAGGAAGACACGAATGAGGACGCGTCCTCTCGTGGCCGGATTGAATCGATCAGTCGTCGAAGCTGTGCAGGAGGCGGTACAGATACGAAACGATGTCGCCAGGAGTGTACGAGACGGGGATGTGACGTGGGCTGCGATCGCCAGGAGATGCGAGGCTTTTGGTGGACCGCCTGCTTACGGATGTCTCAAGAAACTATGGAACGGCTTCGGACAGTATGTGGCCAAGAACCTACACGGTCATGAGCTTAATGAGTTCGTGGATGCTGTTATGCGATACGCCGGTACGACGCGCGAGCTCAATACTCGATTGAGTGATGCGTTAGGTCGGAACTTTCTGTTGAAATACCTATTGGGCGAATTTGAGCCCACGTCCATGGCCACAGTGCAATTACCTGCCGGCCTTCAGCAATTTGCAAAAGGCCTGTTTCGTAAGCACTTTCTGCTACGTCTCGAGGCTTCCAATGGAAGCATTTCGAGGCTGGAGAATTGGCTGGGCGCTCTGGAAGCCGATGTTATGTGTACAGTGATGGAGTCGCTATATGTGTTGGCTCCTGAACTTTTGTTGAACTGATTCATTGATTACGTAAGGGGTGTCAAGTCGCGCTACAATGTTAGTGCGCTCCATATACGGCCGCTGGAAAAGTTCCGGGTCGAA